CTTTACGCAAGCGATGACAGCGACGTGCCGATCATCGACTACACGACAGGGAGCGACGCGCTCACGGTGCAGAATCTCCTTGCAGCGGTGGATATTAAGACGCAGCCAGATGGGACGACAGCCTATAATCTTGCTGTTTCGTGGCGTCTGCCGCGTGAGGCTGTGGCGAAACAGATCAAGGTCGAGTACCGGAAGGACTGGGAGACGGAGTATACAACGCAGGGGGTCTACGACGGCAGCGCAACAAGCACCGTGATTGCGGGTGTTGCGGCGTCGATCAGCTATACCGTGCGCGTCACTTGTTATAACGACCTCGGGCTTGCTGGGGGCGCGGCAACACAGACCATCTACACCGCGCCGAAGAGATCAACCCCATCGAAGGTACAGGATTTCGCCGTTGTGCAGGATTCGGGCAACAGCAGCGTTCTGAAGCTGTCTTGGAAAGCGAATCCGGAGACAGATATTCTCGGGTATCGGCTCTTTGATGGCACCGGCGCGGTGCTCGTCGATCTGATCGGCGGGACAAGCCACAGCTATTTTATCCCGGCATCGGGGACTTACACATTTGCCGTCAAGGCTGTCAATCGCTCTGGTGTGCTTTCGGTGGATCCTGCGGAGGCATCCGTCGTGGCGACCGTCGCAGCGGGCAGTGTTGCCGTACCTGATGCACCACATAGCGGCGAGATCACAATGAAAAAGGGGGAGCTTCTTGCTGCGTGGGATGCAGTCACGAACACCTACATAGACTTTTATGAGGTGCGCACGGACGATAAGGTAGGTCAGAAAGCGGGGCTTCTCGCAAAGACTGCAGATATCCGTACGGCAATCACACTCAAGGCTCGTAGCGGGGCAATCTTTGTTTACGGGCACAATCCGCAGAAGGGCTACGGTGCGCCGCTTAGCGTACATTATGACTTTCCTGCTCCTGCTACACCAACGATTCGGCTGACAAAGACGCTGCAAGGATTCAACGTCGCGATTACTGGACAGACAGAGAATGTCATTGGCACTCGTGTGTATCTCTCTTGTGCAGGTGTGAATGAGACTGTAGATACGACAGGCACCTTTATCTCCTACAGCGGAGTAGCTGGTATCTATGACGTGCGTGCGGCATTTTACGACGCATTCGGAGAGGGCGTGTCGTCCGCAACGGAGCAGGTTGTCATCAAAGCGACAATCAATAAAGATGCGATCGAGAACCTTTCCATCGTCTCGGCTGATCTCGATGCGGTACTTGCGAAGCAGCTGCAGGACATGCAGACGGACGCGGCCTCTGCCAAACAGACAGCAGGGGCGGCGCAGACGATGGCAAACAATGCAAACACCGCTGCGGGCAACGCCGTCAAGACAGCGGGAGCCGCACAGACCGCCGCAAACGGGGCAAAACAGACGGCGGATACTGCCAACAAGACGGCGAATAGTGCCAATACAACAGCGGGAGAGGCAAAGCAGACCGCGAACAATGCCAATACGGCAGCCGGAAACGCGGCAAAAGCGGCGAGTACTGCACAGACGGCGGCGAATAACGCGAACACAAAGGGCGATAACGCCATTAAATCCGCGAACGACGCGAACACTACCGCTGCTGCTGCACAGAAAACGGCGAATGATGTAGTCGTACGTGTCAAGGCGACGCAGGACAGTGTCACCTCCATCGTCGCCAAGCTCTCTGGCAATCCGCAGACATCGGGATACAGTGCCATCACACAGATCTATAGCGGACTGCAGCTCAAGGTGGACAAGAACGGTGTCGTCTCAGCGATCAACGTCGCGCCGGGCGGTGTGCGCATCGATGGTAAAGTCCTGCACGTCACCGGCGCGACACAATTTGACAACAATATCATAGCGAATCGCATGATACAGGCGCAGGCAATCACAGCGGACAAACTCAGCGTGGGCAGTCTCTCAGCGATCTCCGCGAACATCGGACTCCTGCGCACAAAAACAGCGGGGGCACGTGTCGAGATGGAGAACAATCAGATACGTGTGTACGACGCAAATAATAAACTGCGTGTGCGAATGGGGGTATGGTGATGGCAAAATATTTTGAGGTGATTAACGAGGACAGTGGGAGTGTCGTCATAGACGACATGTTCAAAAATGTTGAGCTAGTTGGGACATATCCTTTATCGTCCTTTACAAAAAACTTTCCCGACCATCCTAGCGTTGACTATTCATTTCCCCTTGAAAATCGTGAAAGCATCATTTACGGAATAGGACTACGGGAACTAGCCGGAAAAGAGTTTTGCATCTCGATTGTAAGAAAAACATGGGACAATAAAGTGCATATTGCTTTTCACGAGCCTCAGCCAAAGGGATATCTAAATGTCATTCGCGACGACATTATACAGATTGGGAAGCTGTACGCATTTGAGTATAAGAATCGGATTCCATCCCCCCATTTATGTGGAGTGGAGATTTACAACGATACGGGGAGGGTGGTCTACACATCAGACACAAAATATCTACAGGTCATTAACTGTGCTACAGGCGTGGAGAACGCAGAAACACCAATCAGCGGAGAGTCGGTAGCCATTGTTTTAGGGAGCGATTACTTTGCGGATATATTGGAACACTCTGTAGGCGCTCGCGGAGTAGTATCTGAATGGCATCCTATATTTACTGTGAAAAAAGACAGCGTTCGTGTAAAAAGACAGGGATTGAATCTGTTTTATATGGGGAAGGTTAAACCCCATGATGGGAATGCCGTAAGAAGTGTAGGGATAGGATATGCTTACGGATGGATGATTGGCAGAGTGATGTGAGGAGGGGAATTTGATGGGGGTAGGGATTCAAGTTTTTCAGGAAAATGGAGAAGTCACATTAGACCTAAAAAGACGACTCTCGAAGGTGGTTGATGTGACTGTTTTATCTGGAACAGGTGAAATAACCTTTGATCAGTTTCCAGGGATGCTCCCCTGGTTCTTTACACTGATACCACCAATCTATTCTGACAATGATGCCCCCAAAGAAACCCCATCGACTGAATTTCCTCACCCCGTTATCAGAATAGATAAATCGGCGAGAAAAATCATCTGGCACGATATCCCCAAAAACGGAGCGAAGATCATATATGGAGTCTATTAAAGGAGGACAACAAAATGAAGAAAAAGTACATCGTCAATGGGAAGATCACCTACCCACAGGGGGACAGCACTCTCACCAACTTCACGTTTACAAACGTGGAGACGGGCGAGATGTTCAGCCTTGCGACAACAGATCAGACGGAGGCGGATGAAATCACCTACGGCGATCACGTTGTGATCGAGGTGAAGAAAGATCTTAACCCGCCGCAGGTGCAGGAGTAGGAGTGGTCAAAAGAGGTGCGCATCAATCGGTGTGCACCTTTTCTATGCACGGAAAGGATGAGCCTATGGCAAGAGGAGAACTATTCGCCGAACTCGAGGGAATCAAGGCACAGATTCGAGCACTCGCGGAAAGTCTGCCGATGGGGCACGATCAGCTCTATGCGATCAATGAGCGCATCGCCCGCCTCGAGGAGAGCACCAAATCCGCACATCATCGTCTGGATGAATTCAAACATGACGTGTGCTGGACAATCGGTGTATCGACAACCATTGTCGGTATGTTCGCGAGCGTCTTGACGTGGGCGCTTGGGAGGTGAGCAACGTGAAACAGGAGCGGCTTCCTCCGGTCGATTGGATGGTCGGGACAGGACTTGTCATCGTGGCAGTCCTGTCCGTTTTTTATGGGACGCCTGAGTTATCCAGCAACGTCACATCGGGACTGATCGGATTTCTCGGGCGGTCGGTAATCAGTAAGAAAGGAGCAAGATAAATGGCACATGTACTTCATCCGTCGCAGATGCGCCGCGTAACCCCCGCAGAGCTCGAAAGCCTTGCCATGTACTACCGCGAGGCAATCGCCGCAGCGGCAGCGCAGCAGGGGCACGAGACGAAAGTGTACCTCCACTGGTCGGCGGGGCACTATGGGCAGTTCTGGGACGAGTACCACGTCCAGATCGACAAGGGCGGCGAGATATACGTCATCGCCGATGGCGAGCTTGACGACGTACTCGCGGCAACGTGGCGGCGCAACAGCGGCAGCGTGAGCATCTGCCTCCTTGGCTGCGTGGGAGCAACGACCAACAACCTCGGCACAGAGCCGCCGACCGACGCACAGATTGAGGGCATGGCAAAGGCAGTCGCCGCTCTGTGCAACGGTCTCTGGCTCACGATCGACAAGCAGCGCGTCATGACGCACGGCGAGGCAGCGGACAATGAGGATGGCATCGAGCCGCACGATCCATATGGTCCCAGATCTACTTGCGAGCGTTGGGATCTGGAATACCTCGGTACGATGGAGAGCCCCAAATACCACCCGTGGGCAGAGGATGGCGGGCGCGGCGGGGACGTGCTGCGGGGCAAGGCCAACTGGTATCGTAAGTATTGGCAGGAGCAGGGAGGCACGCCGTGAGAGGAGATTATATCATGAGCAAGTGGACAGACATCCGTGACAACATCGTCAAGGAACTCAACGTCGAGCACGTAACGGAGGAGGCCAAGCAGCGGATCACACACGCTATCCTCGCCGAGGGCTTGCCGTTGATCGAGCAGAGCGTCGATAAGTTCGTCAGCAAGATCAAGGAGCAGGCAAAGGAGGAGCACGGTTGGTGCTACTGGCGCGATGCGGTCGTCCTGCCCGCAGTCATGCAGGGCAGCGTGTGGCTCGTGCGCCTTGTGCTCGACAAGTCGCTGGGACCAACGGTCAAGGCGATTGCGTGGGATAAGTAACTGAACAAACGAACAGAGGGACAGCGTATCGTGCGCCGTCCCTCTGTTTTTATTTGTCTACAGTTTGCCTACAATGTCTACAAAAATCACTGAAAAATACTCTGATGGGGATACGTGAAACTTTTCCTTAAAAACCGCATAAAAGCCCGTATTCACTGGGACTGAGGGAACTGCATTGGATCGTGGGAAGGGGATAGAAAAAGTGTATTTTCAAAATACTGTATTTTTCTGTGCGGAAGGATTATAATAGAGAAAGAGAAAGAGAGGGGATGTGCATGGTACCGCGTCTGGGTCATATTGCTTTTTTGAATGTATTGCCGCTGACGTATGCGCTTGCGCACGGGGCTGCGGAGGGGCTGG